AGCCCGAGGATCGAGATCTGCGACGCGTACGGACGGACCAGACTCGAACCCCACGCCGACAAGGTCAACTGCTCGAAGTGCAGTCCACGGATGGTGCAGTTCGTGACCGACTCGATTCCGAGGATGTCGGTGGCCGCGTTGGAGCACCACTCGATGTTCATCTGGTCTATGACCATCTCGTCGCAGTTGGTGAACTTGACGACGTTCTCGGTGCAGGCGGCGATGGAACCGGAGTAGTTGTTGGAGACGAAGGTGTTGCGCCAGAGGGATCCGGTGTTGCCACCGAGGTATGCCGTCTGGTCGATGGCTTTGATGCTGAACCCGGTGATCTTGTTCGACTCGAACACGCAGGAGAAGACGTAGTTGCCGGTGGTGGTCAGGCCGTCGTTGTAATTGGCCTGCGGGATCATCATGCCGCGTGCGAACAGGTTCACCTCGAGGCGCGCGTAGGTGGACCATCCGGACTTATAGAACTCCACACCGTTCGCTGCGGTGTCCGTGGAGGGTGACTGTGCGTTGTTGATGACCGTGAAGTCGGTGATGGACTGGTAGTAGCGGCCCACCATGATGCCCGCCGTGTTGGCTGTCATCTGCTTGACGACCGTGGCTCCGCGCCCGGCGCCACGGACCTGGAGGCCGTTGCCGCGGAGGTCCCAGGCGGTGGACCGCTGGAACGTGCCAGCGAGCATGACGACGGGACGCTTGGACGACAGTGCCAGGGTGACGGCGGCGTCCATCGCAGCCGTGTCCGTCGCGGTGACGCCGGTCGGGGTGAGGATGATCGGGTTCTCGGTGAGCACCACCGCCTTCGATCCTATGCGTGGCATCTCATGCCCCCGTCTGGATCACGTTGACGGCCTGGGTCGAGGCGGCGACGATGCCGTAGAGATTCTCGCTGGTTGTGTGGATGACGGCAGCGGTCGAGTAACTCGGGCTGGCCGTGGGGTCCAGGTCGAAGAAGTGCTCGGTCCCGGGCAGCAGTGGGTATCCGGTTTCCGTCGTCACGCTCGCGTCGCCGATGTAGACGGTCGCGCCGCCGGATGGGACGTAGATCGCGATGGATGTACCGGGGGGCACGTCCGACTGGTCGGCGGTCAGAATCGTCGCAGTCGCGGCGACGGTGACGACAGATGCCTTGATTGCCATGTCAATCCTCCGTACGGGTTGAGTGGAGTCGGTCAGGTTTGGTCGGAGATGATCTGCAGCGCGCGGTCGAACGCCTGTTGCCAGGTTGGTACGTGTCCGCGGAACATCCCCCGCGTCGTCGTGACGTGGTACTCCCACGGGTTCGGGACGGCCGCGCGTGTCCATCTGCGGACCTTGGCCCGCGTCATCGTCAGCCGAGCAACAGTGCGACCAGAGCGACAATGACGCCGCCGAAAAGGGCGGCGAGGGAGGCGATGGCGACGATTAGCCCCGTGCTTGCGCGGTGCTCTGTGATCTGCTCGCGCTTGCCCTGCGCCGCGTCCTGCGCCTTCGTCAGCAAGGCGATCGCGTCAACCAACGGCTTCAGGTCCTCGGTTGCGCTTCGCGTCTCAATGACCTGCGTCTTCTGCCCCTGAGCCTCGTACTGGGCCTTGCGCAGATCCTGGATGTCTTTCTGGATCGGTTCGAGAGCGGCAGTCAGGCCCACGACACCAGCAGCCGCGGTCGCCTGCACCTGTGTCCGCAGCGTCTCAGCGGAGACAGCGACCTGGGTGGCGAGCGTCGCGGCCCGAGTCGCCGCGACCTCAGCGTCCCGGTTCACGGCCCCGACATCCACGGCCCGGATCGCGTCTATGCGCTTGGCCTCAGCGTCCCGGAGCTCTTCGTAGAAGAAGGCGCGGAGTGCACTGATCTCACGCAGGTGCTCGCTTTCCGACTTGCGGAGGTCGTCGCCGCGTTGGGTGTGCAGTTTGAGGATCTCTCGGGTGTGGCGGCTCTCGGAGTTGCGCAGGTCGTCCCCGCGGCGGACGGCGGAGGCCACGATCAGTTTGACGTTCTCGGTCGGGTCGAGTGCTACGTGACCGTGTGCGTCCGTCGCGGGTCCGGAGGGTACCTTGGCCATCACTGTCAGCTCAGCGTCGTGGTCGGCGGCGTACCGTCAGCGGGCCCGTCAGCGCTCGCCGTGGTCGACAGGGCGACAGAAGCGGCGTGAGCAGCTGCGGCGGCCACGATGTCGATCGACGGGTCAGCGACCGGCGCCGGCGAGAACAGGATCGTGGGAGTGATCGCAGCCGGGATCTCAGCAACAGGTGCTCCGGTCACGGTCGTCGTGTTCGTACGGGTGAACGCGAACGTAGCGGCCGCGGCGACGAACAGGTACAGGGTCTGGTCGATCTTCGACGCCACGACTGGATCGAGGAACCGCAACGCGACGAGGGCGGCGTCAGCAGCTGCGGCGGCCGCGTACAGGGCCGCCATGTCGGCGCGCTTGGTGACGATGGCCGACAGGATCGCCGACAGGAGTCCGCCGACGGCGACGGCCAGGGCGACGTACTCATTGACGAGTCCGGTCGAGACGCCCCAGATGAGGGCGACGCCGGCGGCGAGCGCGACGATGGTGTGCAGGTACTTCCGGGCTGTCGGGGTCAGCCAGTCGTTGAGCTTGGCGGCGATGGTGGTCATTCGGATGCCTCCTTGGTTTGGGCGATCTGCTCGTCAAGGCGAGCGATCACGGCGGGGTAGTCGACCTTGGAACGCGCGACGTGCTCGCGGCGCACTGCCTTGAGACGAGCAGCGACGCCATGGGCGAGGATGTGAGCGTTGACGGTTGGGGTGCTGAGCGTCACTCTGGCGATCGCGATGTCGCTGGCGTCAACACTTCCCCAGGTCTCGAGCTCGACAGTGGCGTCGAGCATCTCGGGGCAGATCGGGCACGTGACGTGCAGGATGGCAGCCATCTCAGGCGGCCTTGGCGGCGTGAGCACGGGCCTCGGCGCTGTTGGCGACGCCAGCGCGGATCTGGTCGGCGGTCGTGTTGTGGGCGACCTGCCAGTCGATCTCACCAGGCCCCGCTTCGCGTCCGATCAGATCGTGGTACGCCTTCACGGTCGTGTACCGCTTCGGCTCGTCGTTGCGGGCGAACGCGGCACGCAGATGTGCGGCGTCCATCGACATGCCCGTGTCGACGCCGGCGCCGATCCTCCACCAGTAGTCGAGGTTCTCAAGGCTGCCGGCGCGGCCGCAGAGGGTCTGGTACCAGTTGGCGATGTCCGGGACGGTTGCGAGCATGATTTCCTCCGATGTGGTGATGGGGCCGTTGGCGACGGGCAGATCCGGATGGGTGGCCTGGTGGGTTTCCCACGTGACGTTGACCCAGTCACGCGGGCCGTTGTCGCGGCCGTGGCTGGCGAGGCCGTCGAGGCCCTGCTTGTACCAGGTGACTTGGTTGGTGGCGTCAGGCCTGTTGAGGTCGGGGCAGCCGATCGCCACACAGTGGATGTGCTCGACCCACAGGTCGATGATCAACGCCCGATGCCAGGCGGCGAAGCCGACCATCCGCAGCGCGACGACGATGGCGTCGAACTGAGCGGAGGTCCACCGCTTGCCCGTGATCGCGTTCCACTGGGAGACGTCGTCGACGCCGCAGCCGGCGTGCGTGTTGGCGCTGTACTTCGACCAAGGGCGATACGAGCCTTGGGCGAGCGTGACCCCTGCGGCGATGTCCGCATGGCCCTGCAGGATGAGGATGGCCATGGCGCCGTCGAGCATCGCGGCGGCACGGTTACAGGTGAGCGTGCCGCGCCAGTACGCCTTGGCGTGGGCGATTGTGTCGAGCATCAGTCCTCCTCAGAGTTTGGTGGCGACGACGGTCGCCAGATCGGCGACGGCTATGCGGCGTTGGTCTTAAGGAATTCGGCGACGCGCGGGAAGTCGACCGCACTATAGGTGGCTTCCTCGTGGCCTGTGGCCAGCGGAACAAGCGTCACGTTCATTCCGGGTGACGCGGCGAACGCGACGATCTCAGCAGGTACACACAGAGTGTCGGTCAGGCCGTAGAAGAACAGCATCGGAATGCCCTGGAGCCTCGCCGTGGTGGTGGCGATAGTTCGAGGGTTACATGCTGCGCCGTAGACACTCTCGCTGTAGGCGCCCCCGTACGCAGCGTTCACGAGCGGCGCATAGTTGCTGCCCAGCAGTGCCCGGTTGTTCGTGACGATGTCGTTCGGGTTGATGACTGGAATGCACGACACGATCGCCGACACGAGCGTCGGATTGGCTGCGGCCCAGTTGAGGGAGATGAGGCCGCCCATCGACCCGGAGATGAGCGCCACCTTGCCGGGCGTGACACCGGCCACGCCTTGGAGGTAGTTGTAGGCGGCGGTCATGCGGGCCATGCCGGTCGCGTTGCCCCACGTGTCGCCGCCCACATCGCCAGAGAAGATGGTGAATCCGGCATCGGTCACAGCATTCGTCTGCGTCGACTGCTTCCCGTAGGGCTGGATGCAGTGAGTCGCGCCCGAGCCGGCGCCATGGACCGAGATCACACCCCGCCGGGCGGGGCTGGTAGGGATCTTGGGTCGGATCAGCAGGGCACCCTCACTGGCTGTGACGGTGCCTACAGCGAAGGACGACCAGCTTGTCACCGCGTCACAACGGAAAGGCTGGCGGGCGATCCTGCGGCGCCCCGGATCGACGCTGTCGCGCCGCCGCTGGTTGACGCAAATTGTGCTTTCACGGTATGGGAGCCTGCCGTAAGTCCCGTGACACGAACCGTCCGGTTCTCCTGGATCAGCTGGTTGGCTGCGCCGGGGATCGTGCACATCCAGCCGATAGTCACACCGTCCAGGACGATGTAGGCCTTGGTTTCACCTGTTGCAACCGAGTTGCTGAGCTCCGCCTCCAAGGATATTGAGATGGGTAGCGTTCCAGCCACGAACGTGACCGTTAGCCCCGCGACATCAATAAGGCTGGTCGCATATTGCTGTGTAAGCATCTCGGCATAACCGATTTCGTTACGAAGGCCGAGAGCAGTGGCCGTGTCGGCTGCGAGGTAGCCCAGGTCGCGCGGGACGTTGGCCGTGTCGGTCAGTACCGGGTAGCGGAGGCTCCACGGTGCGGCGGTGGTGGGCATGGGCGCGTCCTTTACTTAGCGAGGAGGGACTGGAGTTCGGCACGCCACTGGGGCGCGCAGTCGGGATGCTCGAACCAGGGTTGGGCCAGCATCAGCAGCGGAACCCACAACACAAGGCGCCGCTCGGGGTCACGGGTCCATGCGAACCCGGACACGACGCCCTGCACCGACGCGGACAGGTCGGCGGCGACGATCGCCACATCACGAGCCGGGCCGGTGGTGTATGCCTCGACCGCGTCGCGATGCTCAGCGAGGCGAGCCGACAGGAAGCCGACCAGCGCGAGCTCGTCGACGGTGAGCCAGTCGGAGGGCTGCGGCTCCGGTACATGGCCGCAGGTCGGGCACGGATCGGGCATTGGGGCTCCCATCAGATCGGGCCGTCACCGGCGACGTACAGGACGTTGTTCTCAGGCCATGCGGCGGACCCGCTCGACGGGTCGACCCACACGCCGATGAGCACGTAGGCGCCAGCCGCGAGCGACGCGCTGAGCGTGATCCCGCCCGCATCCGAGGTCGGAATCGACCAGGAGCCGGGCGCGACAGGTGTCAGGGTGGTGCCCGAGGCGAGTCCGACACGGACCGTCACACCGCCCGTGTCGACACCCAGCCAGGCGCGGATCGTGGTCACGGCTACGGCTGCTGTGTTCGTCACGACGACGTAGCGGACCACCGCCGAATCGCCCACGGACACGTCAGGGATGAGCTGGTTGAGCTGGCCGGAGACGAGGGTGTTTCCGAAGAGGGTCTGCAGCGACAGGGATGCCATCAGGACCACCAGATCCGCAGCTGGCCGGACGAGGAGACGCCCGCAGGCTGGCAGAGGCTGTAGTTGCCGTTGCCGGACGCGAGCCGCAGTAGGCCGACGCCACGCGCGGTCCCGTCCACCAGCCCCTGGCCCCACCACACGGGAAGGTCGAACTCGGCCGCCGCACCCCAGGCGAGAGAGCCGATGTCCTGGGCCGCGACCAGGAACGTGGGCTCACCCGCCGGCTGGCCGCCGTGCGCGTGGAGCGCTGCGGTGTGGACTTGGGCGCCGGCGACGCCACCCGCGGACTTGCGGGCCACGGTCAGCGCGACACGGGTCACGGTCCGTCCGGCGAGCGCCGCGAACGCGCTGTCACCGTAGAACCAGCAGCCCTTATAGAAGCCGTACGCGGTGCTGTTTGCCCCCTGGGCGACCGTGCCGTCACTGAGCCACGCCCACCCGTCAGCAGACCGGTACGAGCCAGAGGCCGCGGCGCCCACAACCAGCGGGTTCGCGACCGAGCTGGTGCCGGGCAGCACGTTGTACGGGAACGCGACAGCCACAGTTTCGCGTTGCGTCGTCGCGTTCGCGGTTCGGGTCGTGCCGAGCACGATCTTCTGCCCGTTCGGGTAGGTCATGATCGACACGAGCGCGCCCGTTGTCGGCGTGTAGGTGCTGAGCACGTTCACCGGTCCGAAGATCCGCCCGCCACCAAGGTTCAGGTCGACGGTGCCATCGGCATAGACGCGGTAGATCTTCGCCGTCGTACCGTCCGGCTCGGGAGTCGAGGCCAGCGCGTCACGCAGAGTCGTCGTCATGAGCCGGTCACCGCCGTCCCTGTCGTGGCCGTCACCGGGTAGCGGACTGCCTGGGTCATGCCTTGCGCGTCCGGGTGCAGGCTGAGGTTGAAGCCGGACACGACCACGTCGACAGCGGCGTTCTCTCCCGGCAACGTCAGTCGCTCGGTGTCGCCCGTGTCGAGAGCCTGATTGCAGACGGTGACCGGGGCGAACTTGCGGGATACGGCCATCTTCGACGGCAACAGGCCGGCCGCCGCGTGCATCGCCTGAGCGGTCGTCGAGATGCCGATCGGCGTGCTGAACGAGAAGGAGCGCCAGCCGATTTCCGTCACGGCTAGCGGCCCGTCGGCGATCCATGCGTACCCGGTGACCGGGTCGGCACCCACGGCGCTCGAGGAGACGCTGCAGGCGTTGTACACGCCCTCTGATGTCATCGACTGCCCCAGGTCGAGCAGGGCACCCTGGACCGGGTCGACGTCCACAGTCCACACAGGCGTTCCGACCTGCGGCACGGAGCGGATGATGAACTGCCCGATCACGTTCGGGGCGACCTCGCAGCCGATCGTCGTCGCCAGCTTCCGCGCTTCCTCCCACGGATCGGCGAGCGTGTCGTAGGTCATCGCCGAAGTGGTGACCGCACGCGACCCGGACAGGTCGAGCACCGGGAACGCGCCGCCACGGAGGATGAGGGTCGTGATGAGGGCCGTGATCAAAGTCCCGGCGGCCACGTTGTACGGGAGCAGGAACTTCGCCATCGTCACCGCGCGCGAACGGTCCGGGGCGGTGATCTGCAGCTGCGACAGCCACGAGTCGCGGTTGACGTCGGTCGGGCAGAACACGCCGACCGGGACGAGCTCCTCCACGCCGGACGTGTACCGGTGCCCCGACCACACCCAGATCTCGGTGCCGAACGGGGCGAGCAGATCGGTCGCGGTACGGGGCGTCAGTCGCGAGCCGTCCGGCAGGTACAGGTCGGCGAGGGTCAGGTCGAGGCTGCGCCGCACCGCTGAGGACTCGTCGACACGGATCGTGCCGGCCTTCGCCACGAGCGTGACCGTCGCCGAACCAGTGCGCCGGATCTCGACTCTCGCCAGCTTTTGGCGAAAGCCTCGGATGGCCGCGTCCCAGTCCGCAGAGACGGGGTACATCAGAATCCGCCGCGGAGCAGGTCGAGGTAGACGGTCGCGCCCGTACCCTTCCAGTCGAGCAGCTGCTGGTACGTGCGGCCGGAGTCGACGATCGCCTGGTACGACGCCGACGGATCGCCGTACGAGCCACCCACAGGGGACGAGGTCTCGACGCAGGTGAGCGTGAACGTGCGCCGATCAGCGATCGTGTCGGTGGCGGTGCCCTGCCGGCGGAACGACACCCGAGGGTCGCGATCGTCGTCGGTGATCATGGCGTACGTCGCGGCCCATTCGGTCAACGGGATCCGGATCAGAACAACACCGGACTGCTGCAGCACCTGGTCGACGGCGACACGTTCGGCGACCGAGTCGGCGCACAGCTGAACCGCGAACCTGGCGCTGCTACGTTCCCCATATTCGCCGGCCGGCATCGACCGGAACGGCCCGTCGAGGATGGCTGTTGGCCGGCTCCTCTTCGCGGCCGGAACGGCGACCATGTCGATCTGGTAGTCCAGCTGGGGCATTCCGGGAACCGAGATCCGCTCGTCGGTCCGGGCGACAATGACGTCGCCCCAGAGCGATCCCTCAATGTAGGTTCCCGCTGTCGGAGACTTCTCGATCAGCACGTTGTCGAAGTGGATGACATCCCCTACAGGGGGGCCGTAAATCCAGACGCTTGCCGCCCCGGAGGCGGTCGCCGTAGCGGTAACCGAGAATCGTTCCGGTGTGGCCTGAGTTCGCGGTAGAGACGCTCCAGTATCGCCAGTACCTGGCAGGGTGAGATACAACTGCGGAGTGCCCGTCAATGTTCCGACTGTGGTGTAATCCAGGGAGAATGTCCACGTCTCTCCCGCTACAACCCCCGAGAAGTAAAAGCCTACATACCCGCCGTTAGTCAACTTGAACGAGGCGGTGCCTGAAATGGGACTCGCCGTGTCTCGGGTGAGCAACGCGCCACTCCCGGCTGTCCAACCCGCCACTCCTGGCGCGCTCTGTGTGCTGGTCGAAGCGTTCGCGGTCCCCGTCCAGGCGTACGTGTAGTCGCCCGCCGCTGTGGTCGAGCCGTCGAAGTACGGACCTGCGGTGGCTGAGGCTTCAAGAAGAATCCCATCAATCCACATGCTTTGGGTACCCGTTGTGTTCTGGTAGAAACTGGCACGTACCCCCGTGGCACCTACAGGAGAAGTCCCAGTTACACTGATCCGCTGCCACGTCGAAGTGAGGGTTATCGGTGCACCGGTTACGAAAGAAGCCCCACCTGGATCTGATTCCAACGACATATATGCAGTTCCAGTACCACGCACATAGGCTGATGCCGTGTAAAGCGTAGAGCCAAGGGCTGCCGCTGCTGGATACTGATATATTCCATGTGCTCCGGTACCCGTAGAATCGAGGCGGAAAGATGCAGAACCGGCCCACATTTGAGCCGTATCTCGGGTCATAGATATGGAGCCAATATTGTTGTACCCGGTCAAATTGACTTCAAACGATGGGTTGGTGCACAGGTTCGTGCGTGTCACGACGGTGCCACTGGCGGTCTCCGCGTTCGGAGAGGTGCACAGATTCGTCCGGACCGAGCCGCCGGTTACCAGCGTTGCCCCGGACGTGGCCTCGTAGTGGAAGGGTTCACCGAGAGGAGTCTCGTTGTCGTAGCCGAAGCTCACCCCGCCGGACGAATCAGGCATGCTCCGGACCGCGACCCTGTTGCCGTCAGCATGGACGCGGGTGACAGTCACCGGACCATCAGTCCAGCCAGCCAGCGAGATCCCCACACGGGGAAGCGGCGTGGTCTCGGGCACGCCCGTGATGGTTGCCATCAGCGCCACCTCACTTCGTTAGCCTCGCGGTGGACGACGTCCTCGGCGATCGCCCGAACATACGAACCGTCAGGGGCAGCCTTGACGTACACGTCGACGTTCGGAGAACCAACGGTCACGGACGGGGAAGGGCTGCGTCCGCCGCTGTACACGGCCCCGTCGGCGTGGGCGACCATGCCGAGATGCTTGCCGGTCTCCCACCAGATTTCACGCGAGCGGGGCCACTTCTCCTGGGCGAACGGGATGTACGACTCGCCCTTCGTTTCCGGCTCTGCCCATATCCGCCAGTCGCCCCCGCGGGCGATCTGTGCGACATGGTTCTCCCGGAGGCCGCCGCCGGCGTAGTAGATGGCGCCGTCGGCGTTCAGGTAGCCCTTCCCTGGAGCGGCGTCCATCCTGGCGGCGATGGTGGTCGTCCTGATGTACGTGTTGACAGTCTTGCCGTCGATGGCGTTGAGCGCGGCGTAGGCGGCCGCGACGCCCTGGTTGTTGAGGATGGTGTTGATGTAGGTCTGCGCGCTCGGCTTCAAGGTCGCGATCGACGCTTTCAGGTCCTCCACCGACTGACGGGCCTCGGATGCGCCGGGGGTGGTGACGGCCGCCTTCGTGTCTCCAGGGATCAGGTGCAGCCCGTCGGCGAGCGCGGCAGCCTGCGCTGCGGAAAAGCCCATCGCGATCGCGTTCGCGATGAACGTGTCGCGGCCGCGCTGCATCGTCCCGACAAGCACGGACGTCTCAGCGTTCTGGGTGGTCAGCTGCGACACGTACGCAATCGTCGCCTGGGCCTGCTGGTTGAGCATGGTCCGGTTCTCGAGACCCTTCTCGGTGGTGAGGCTGATGGCCTCGCCGCTCTTCTTTTGGGCCACAGTGGTCTCTTTCGCGGCCTTCGCCGCGTCGAGGATCGCCGACTCGAAGCCGATCTGCGTCCCGGACGTCTTGAGAGCTGCAGACGACACCGCGAACATGGACTTGACGAGGTCGTCCATGGAGAACGCCTCGGCCTGGATCGCCGTCGTCGCCTTGACGGCGGCCTTCTGTGTTGCCGTCATCCCGGCCGGAAGGTCGCCCCGCATCGCCCCTGCGAGCTCCGCGGCCGAGGTGTAGGTGTAGCCGGCAGCCGTACCCGCGGCGCGGATCTGAGCGGCGTACTCGGGGAACAGATCGATGAGCTTCTGCGGGTCCATGTCATCCGCGGCGGCGGCGACCTTCTTGAACGCCGCGGCGGCCTGGTCCGCTCCACCGCCGGAGCCCATCGCGGCCAGACCTGAGTCGAGCTTCGTGAACTGATCGGTGATCTTCGCGATATCGGTCTTGGCACCGCCAAACGAGATGGCCGACACGATCGCCTGTCCGACGTTGTTGATCTGATCGAGGAAGCCTGGCTTGTTGATACGGGCGAAGGCTGACTCAATATTGTCGACCCCGGTGACGAGGTCGGTCGAACCAAAACCGCTCCAGACACCGTTTGCGTCCTGGAAGAACTTGTTCAGGGTTCCGTCGGCGGTGTTACTAGCCCCGGCGAGTTTGATCATGATCCCGACGGCGTCGTCGAGCGAGCCGTAGGCTTTCGGGGTCAAGGCATTTACAACGGCGATAGCGGCGTCCAGGGCTACGAGCGCGATGGCCGCCACTCCGGCAGCCTTGCCGACCGCCCCCAAAGCCGACGCGGTCTTCGGGAACGACGTGGACATGTCCGTGAACGCCTTGTGCGCCGAGGCGCCCGACGCCGCGAGCTTCAGCAGCCCGCCACCGACCAGGCCAATCACGGCCACACCCGTCCCGAGCGACCCGAGCACCGACAGGACCGGACCGGGCAGGTTGCCGAACGCGGTGGCCGCCTTCCCGGCGCCGTCAGCGAGCCCGGCCACCATGGGCAGGATCTTGCCGCCGGCTGTGATCGCGGCATCGTTGATCCGGTTCCAGGCGATCGTGATCCGCGACTCGGCCGTGTCGTACTGCTTCGTGGCTGCGGTCACCAAGGCGGTGTTCGCCGACCAGGCGTTCTCGCCCGTGTTCAGCGACGCCGACAGCAGGTCGCTGTCGGCGGCGAGGCGCCGGAGACCGTCCGACTGCTTGCCCACGCTGATCTTGAGACGGGAGAGGACGTCATCCACGGACCCGCCGGAGGACTGAATCTGGCCGAGGCCCGTGACGAACGCGGCGGTAGCGCCTGCGGCGTCAGAACCCCACATCTGCGTGAACTCGGCCGCGGTCAGGCCCGACGTGGCCGCCAGCGCGTCCAGACCGTCACCACCGGCCCGTACAGCCGCGTCCATCTTGAGCATGGCCTGGGCCACGGACGAACCAGCCGCGCCGCCGACACTGGTCAGGGCGGCAGCGAACGACAGGGTCTGAGCCTCGGTCATGCCGACCGTCTTCGCCGCGCCCGCGATCGTCAGGGCCATCGCAACGATATCCGACTCGGTCGCGGTGCTACTGGCGCCAAGCGCGAGGACGGTCGACCCGAGACGGCCGACGTCCCCCGACGCGGTGCCCATCACGGCCATGAACTTGCCGAGGCTCGTCGTCGCGTCGGCCGCGGACATGTTCGTGGTGTCGCCGAGCTCGATCATCACGCGCGTGAACTCCGCGATGTTCGGGGCGGCGACGCCGAGCGCAGACACAGCCCCGGCAACAGCGGCGATGTCCTTCGCGGAGGTCGGGATCTCGGTCGCCATGTTGCGCAGGGAGCTCTGGAGCGCGTCGAGCTGGGCTGTGGTGCCGGTCGTGGTCTTCGCGACCTGGATCCATTCGGTCTGCCAGTCCATCGCGGCGTTGACCATCAGACCCACGCCGCCGGCCGCGACAGCGCCCATCTCGAGCATCGACGAGCCGAGCTTCTTGGCGCTGGTGGCGTGCTTCTCCAACTGGCCGGCGGTACTCGACGACGCTGCGGCGACCTCCGCGAAGCCAGCCTTGACGGCGGCGACGCCCTTGACGGTGAGGTTGACGGCGACGGTACGTGCCATGGCCGTCACCTCGCTTCGTCAGGTCGTAGGGAGGGGCCTTCGTTCAGACACGAGACGGCGGGCAGAGACGCGACGGTCGGCGATCGTGCCGGCCGCCTGCTTGTCCATGGCGTTGTTCGTCTCGCGCCACTGGTCGTGGGCGACGCACTTGCGGCACCACAGCGGCTCGACCGCGTAGTAGTGGTCGGGCTGGTCGTCGACCGGTTCGTTGTCGGTCAAGGTCTGCGACATCCAGCCGCCGCAACCTGGGCAGCGGTCCATCTCGAGCGCACGCCGGGCCCGCATGATGTCGCGTTCGTCGGCGTCCCACTCGGGCTCGACCTCGAGGTAGCCGTCACGGGCCCACGTCCGTGGCTCCCACCCGTGGTACCGCTTCAGGCTGATGCCGAGGCTGTGGGCTTCCTCGACGTCAGCCAGGATCAGTGGCTGGTCGCGGAGGACTTCCGCGAGAAAGGGGCGGCCACGGTGCCACGATTCGCCATCAGCACCTGCTGGGCGATCCTGTCCACCTCCCCGAAGTTCAGCGCCTCGGAGATCTCTGCCCACGTCACGGGGGTGTCCTCGCCGGTCACGGAACCCACTGGCTCGTGACCCTGCTGGACCCCGCGGAACGTCTGCCGGAGCAGCGCGGCGGAGAACTCCTCGATGTCGGGCGCATCGCCCTTGAGGTAGACGTTCACCAGAGCCTGGTACTCGGTGGGCGGCAGGACCGCGAAGACGAGCTGCACGGTGTACTCGGTGCCGCGTGCCTGCACGTCGGCGATCTTCGCGTCGATATCGGCGGTGGCCGCGGCCTGATCGGCGCTGATGGCCCCCGACACAGTCTCTGGGTTTTCGCTCAGCCGCTGATCGACCGCAGCCTCCTGGCGGCGCATCTCGAACGGGGCGATGATCTGGGTCCGCTGCTCGTCGAGCTCCTCGAACTCGTCGACGAGGTCACGGGACAGGCAGACGTTGATCCGCAACGCGGACTCTGCCGACTTGCGGCGTTCGGCCAGGGCGGCCTTGAGGTCGATCATGATGGTTCCTTCCACGGAGGTTGCCACGGGATCCACGGAGAACCCGGCGGGGCGGCCCGTGGCAGCCAACCCCGCCGGGGGTCTTGAAGGGGTCAGGCGACGAGCGCGATCGCGTTCGCGACCTTCGTGAAGCTGGTCTTGATGGTCCGCAGGTACTTGCCGGCCGGCTGCGGGAACTGGGCCGACTTGCCGAGCTGGACCGCGTACACGTCGACGATGTCGGCGATCGCGAGGGCTGTGGCGCGGGCCTTGCCCAGACGGATCACGATGTAGATCGACGTGTCGGGGATCAGGACCGACGGCATCTTGTTACCGGTCTCGGTGCCGGTCCCCTGCGGGTTGAAGATGTAGGAGATTTCCTCCATCGCGATGGTCGCGATGCCGAACGTCTCGCGCTTCGACGAGTCCGACAGGCGGGTGTCGTCGTCGCGGGCCTGGTCGAACTTCATCGCCCAACCGTCGGCCATGATGTAGTCCGTCATGTCGAGCGCGGTGGCAGCGATGTCGGCCATCTTCGGGGCGGTCGGGGTTGTCAGCGTCGGTACGGCGACGGCGAGGTTGTTTCCGGGCGACATCACGCCCACGGGGAACACGTCGGTGATCACTTGGTGGCCTCCTCAGGCTTGTTGGCGGACGTCTTGTCCGTGGTCTTGGACTTCGGCCTGGGCCTCGGCCTGGGCCTCGGCTCGGGGGCGCTGACGGGGACGCTGACGGGGACGCTGACGGGCAGCGGGCGGCCGAACGCGTCGGACGCGTCACCGACCACGATCACGTGCCGCTCCGGGTCAAAGATCGTGGTCGAGTAGTCGAGACCGGAACCGTCGATCGCGTGAACGCGGTACCAGCCGTTGGTGTTGGGCTTCTGAGCATCGGGCATGGCTTCTCCTCTAGGTTTCGATGCGGATCAGTAGGGTGGACGACCAGCGGAGGTCGCCCGGAACAGCGGTAGAAGACAGCAGCGGACCGCAGTCGAGCTCCTCGGCCTTCACGTCTGGCCGTGTCGTGGGCCAGGGGCGCCAGTCGGTGAACGCGGCCCGGACCAGCTTGAGAGTGTTGAGCGCCTGGTCCTTCGTGAAGCCGCAGCACCGGATCGAGAAGTCGAACCGGTTGTCATTCCCGGAGCGAGTGGCGAGCGCGCCGCCGAAGTCGGCGATCGCGTAGCCGTGGCCGGTGTCCGGTTCGGTCGTCCACTCGACGTTGGCGATCGTCGCGCCGTGAGCGTTGACCACGGTCATGACGTCATAGACGTTCACTCGGCCCCAGCCTCCTTCAGGACGTCGTCGAGGCCGAGGACGAGGACCGTGTCGGCCGCGTCACCAGAGCGGGCCACAACCGGGTCGGCTTCGATGTTGACGGTGCCGTACTCGACGAACCGCCAATACCAGGTGGTGACGCCCACCTTGGCGGCCATCTCGGCGAAACGCCCGTCGCCGGTGTAGTCGGTGCCGACGGAGTCGATCGTGGCCCCCGTGGCCCGATGAGGTCCCAGGTGGACCCGCTGATACTCCTCAGCCGCGTTCGCAGCGTCGTGGAGCACCTTGGACGCGCCGGCGCCGATCTCGCCGCTCTTGGCGACGAACTCGTCGGCGAACGAGTACAGGTCGGAGACGCCGACTTCGACCGTCATCGGGCGTCCGACACCATGAGGACACGCAACGCGGGTGTCGTGTCCATCTGGACTGCGGTCACGGCCAGATGGACGCCGACGAGCCGCGCATCGCGGGATGTGGTGACCGTCAGCCGATCGCCCAGTTCGACGTCGGTGACGCTCGCAGGGATCTTTGCGAGGCCCCGGACGATGACCGTCGGGTCGCCCGCGTTGTCGACCACGACCGAGGTCGTGCCACCGGCCCCGATCTGGATGTCGCACGGGCCGGACCAGATGACGGCCCACGTATTGGTGACGATGTTCGTTGCCGGGTCAAACGCGCTGACAGTCTCGCGATCGATCGTGCACGTGTCGGGCAGGTCGGTGCCGGCAAGGACGGCCTCAATGCTGTCAGGAGGCCACCAGCCGACCGCTTCGACGGCGTACGTGACGCCGGAGGCGGTCAGGGCGTCGCCGGTATGGAGAAGGTCCTGTGTGGCGTTCTCGAGGTACGCGCGGGCCGGCTGTTCGCCGGCGTCGGTCGGGAAGGCGGGGGCGACCCAGCCGTAGGTGGTGGTGGTGGTGGTCGTCCCGCGGGTGATCGTGATGTCGACCACGGAGCTCATCGGAACAGCCGCCCCAGATCAGAGCAGGGGAACTCGCCCACAGGCGAGGCGACGAGCGGGGTCGTCGGGACGACGTTGGCGGCAGCGTTGAGTTTGTCGATCTCGGAGACGGTGAAGATGTCCGCATCGCCGGCCGCCGGGGCCATCTGGTCCCGGTTGATGAACGGGCCACGGCTTCTGTCGCGAACGACCAGACGGCGGCCGCCGCTCTTGAGGTACTCGGCGTACCGCAGGGCTGCGGCGCGCAGGACCCGCATCACGGTCGGGTCGTCGGTATTCACCAGGGTGGGGGCGATCCGTGCGAGCTCGGCTTCGACGTCCTCGATCACGATCGCGGACTGTGCCTCGGTCAAATCAGCCGCGAACGGCTTCAGGTCGTCGAAGACAAGCATGGCGGGAATCGCCCCCTCTCCTGGTGTCGGGTGTTACAGGTCGGAACCGCCGGAGATCGGCGGCTCAATGGCGGAGGCTTCGCGGGCCGCGGCGATCGCCGCAACCATCTCCGCGTTCTTCGTGGCACCGGCGAGGTCGATGCCCTCGTCGTTGGCGAGCTCGACGAGCTGCGCCTTCGTCAACTTCTCCAGGTCGACGTCTTCAGGTTCGCCCGCAGGCTCACCCTGGCCGTCGTCCTCGAGGTCCTCGACGATCTCCTCGACCTCGGCGATGTAGCTGCGCGACTCGAGCCGGGCCAGCTCGTCCTCGTCGACCCCCTCGGGCACGGCAGCGCCGCGCTCGAGGAGGAACCCGCGAGATCCGACGATGAACTGCACGGCCCGGGCCGTCACCACGTAGGCAGCCATCAGAGACCCGTGCCGGTCAGCTCGACGCCGGCGTCCGCGTTGCGCACGACGGGAACGTCGGCCTTGCGGACCTGGATCTTCGTCGAGTCGTTCTTCTCGCGGAAGCGAGCGACCTCGACGTTGGACCGGTTCGGCTGGTTCGTGTCGGAGACGCTGAACAGCGACACGTACTCCGGCGACGGGATGTCCTCGTGGCCGATGCCACCGAGGTTGTTGGCGTCGACGACGGTCGGCAGCCACCCGGAGGGCAGGTCGTCGCTGGTCACCCAGTCGAGGTCGAGGATGTTCGGCACCCCGCCGCTGGTGAGCGGGTTCCCGGCCTCACGCGGCAAGACCGCGATCAGCGGGGCCGCGATGGCCGCCCACTGGATGCCGGTGAGGACGACCGAGGTTGCCCGGTAGCCCTTCTTGAGCCCCTTGAGGGTGGCCTTCGCCGTCTCGACGCCGGTGATGATGTTCGCGCCGGCCGTGAACGCCGAGCACGCGACAGCCTGGGTGATCGCCGTGGCGATCGCCGAGAGGGACACGGAGTCGAAGTCGGACACGAGCTGGAATGCGAGCAGCTGGATGGCGCGCTCGGTCGGGTCTTGGATGAGCCGGCCGACCTCCTCGTCGGTGACCTCGGTCGCGAGGCCCTTCTTGAGGGCTGCGATCAGGGTCGCCGAGTCTGCGGGGAGGGCGAGCATCGGGTACTCGCCGCCTGGGGCGACGGTCTCCGACGTGCCGCCGGTCGAGGTCCCCTCGTTGGCGATGGAGATGGCGCCACCCTGCATCTTGTACTGCCCGCGGAGCAGGTAGTGCGCCAGGAAGTTGTGATCCGACAGGATCTCGTTGAAGCGACGCGCGATCTGAGTCGGCGACTTGAGGAACGCCAGCGCCTGAGCGAGCGTCGCGTTCCCGGTGAGCGTAGAGCCCGGGATGGGGTACGTGAGCATGAGTGTTCAGGTCCTCTCTCAGGCCCGCAGGACCTGGACGGTCTGATCGGCAGCGGTTGCGGCCGTCAGAGTGATGCCGAGAATGCGTCCGGTCGTCGCCGTCTGCACCTTCCCGAGGGTCGCGTTCTCCACTTCCGCGCCGGCCAAGATGGCCGCGGCGGAGATGAACGCGTCGACAGGGCCGGAGAGGTGGACGATGACCAGGTCGTTGATCGCGGCGTCGTGGGCGGCGCTACCGATGGTCTTGGTCGACGCGGCCGCGGCCGCGACACCGACCGTGCGGTTGCCGGTGACCTCGACGGCGTTGCCGCCGACGACGGCCGTGGACGCCGTGAACGTCACAGCCTGGCCCGGCTTGAACTTGAGCAGGTGGTCACCCATGGTGATCAGGCCTCCTTCTTCTGGGCGTAGAGCGCCTCGTAGTTGGCGGCGTCGTCGTCGGACGCCTCGTCGACGCCTCCGGTGAGGCCGATGAACTCAATCGGAATGAGACCAGGAGCCAGCGCGTTGAGAGTCTCGACCGCGCCGGGATCCTTCGTGAGCTGCTCGAGCCAGTGCTCTCGACGGGCGAACGGAATCCGCCCAGTCTGGATGGCCGCATCGATGGCGGTCTCGCGGCCGTCCTCGATCTGCTTGTCGCGAGCCTCGCGGCCTGCCTTGCCGTCGCCGAGCAGCTGGGCGTAGGTGGCCTCGTCGATGGCGATGGTTCCGGCCGGCAGAGCCGACGGGACCTGGATGTGGGGCTCTGCGCGCTCTGCGAGCGCCTCGTCGATCGCGGCCAACAGGCCGTCCTCGTCGAGGGCGGCATCGGTGATCCCGAGCCGCGTGCGGAGCCCATCGGAAAGTGCGGACATGGAGTCCTCCTCCTGGTGGGTTTCTTGGGGACCCGGCTCGGGAGCGGCCGGGAGATCGGGATGGACGGCGAGCCGTCCGGGGGCGGGGGCCTCGTCGCGGCCCGCGTAACGGAACATCGCACGGGCGCCCGTGAGAGCAGCCTTCGCCTTCGCGTTGCTGGCCGGGTCCTCCACGGTCGAGTCGGCCAGGCCGGCGGCGACCGCCTCAGCAGCCGAGTACCACGTCTCGTCACGCATCAGGGCCCGCCACTCGTCGACGGTGCCGCCTGCCTTCGCGGCATAGATCTCGGCGACAGAGTTCGAGTCCCGAGCCAGCCGAGCCGCCATGGCGAGCATGGCCGCTTCGTCGCCGATCTCGATGTTCCAGGCGTCGTGGATCATCATCTGCGTCCCGATGCCCATCACGACCTCGTCAGCAGCTGCGGCGATGAACGACGCGGCCGACGCGGCGATCCCATCCACGACTGCGACGACCTTCGCCGGATGCCGGCCGAGCTGGTTCACGATCGCCATCGCGTCGAACACCTCGCCACCGGGCGAGTTGATGTGGAGCCGGATCTCGGTCGTGTCCGCCGGCAGCACGGCGAGCGCGAGAGCGAACTCCTTCGCCGACACGCCCCAGAAGCCGCCCCACGAGTCGATCGGGTCGTACAGGTACAGGGTTGCGGTGCCCGTGTCGGCGCCGGTGTCGGCCAGCAGCGACGCGCGGGACGTCTCGGTGGGCGGCTGCTCGCCGCGGAAACGGAAGGTCGTGGCCATGCTCATGCTCCTTGGATGCTGGGTGTCGGTATCGGTGCGACACGGCTTGTCGTCGGATCTGCCACAGGAAGGCTGTAGCGCTCGCGGAGGAACATTTCGAGAGGCCCGTCAGCCATCAGTGCCCCACAGTCGATGAGCATCTTGATGGCGGTGGCGGTGGCTGCCTGCTGCGCCCCGATCTCGTCGAACACGATCCTGGGGGCCGGCTCGTCGGTGCCGAAGTTGATGTCGACGAAGTCCTCGATGATGTGCATCGTGGCGACGTCCGCGATGTCGAGCGCGACCGTCTGCAGGGACTGCACGAAGAACTCGGCGAACGTCTTGCCGAGCGCGTACGAACCGGTCGCGTTGTCGCCGCCGAGCGACAGGAAGTTCGCGAGCACCGCGGCGCTGATCTGCTCGTCGTAGTAGCGGATTGGCTTGTCGGAATCCGGCAGCGTTCCGGTGACGCCCATCAGCGACAGCTTCGAGCCGTTACGGATCGCTGCGCCTGAGTTGTCACCAGCCCGGTACGCCTGGGCGAGCTTCGCGCCGGCAGCCATCTCCGTCTCGACGGCCTTCTCCCGGTCCTGCGGCTGTATCCCGTCGTAGTCGGGTTCCGCGCCGGCCTCGTACACCGGGATACCGAGCCCGTTCCGGTCCAGGGTCTGCGCCTGGACGCGCAGCGCACGGTCCTTCAGTGTCCATGGTTTGAAGGCGGGACGAAGCAGTGACTGGCCCAGCCAGTTCCCGCCTTCACGCTCGCTCACGTACGCGACCAGCTGGCTGACGGGGATCGGCTCCGAGACGCCGTACTGCCGGATCGCGACGAGACCGCCATCGCGGGCCACATCCACCCCGGAGATCGTGCGCGGCGGGCGCCACCCGAGCTTGCGGATGTGCGCGAACCCCTTCGGGTACTGCGGCGTTGCGACCTGCTGGATCCGGTACGTCTGCTCGAAGAACGAATGCCCGTAGTCGAGGTTCAACAGCGCGAGCCGCAGATGATCCGCCCACGAGAACCGGTCACGGGTCCGCAGTACTGGACGCGGCTCGCCTCCGACGATCGGCAGCCCGAGCTCGTCCGCGCAGGCCTGAACAACCCTCGGTGTGGCGCCATTCGGGTCGATCCGCCACGTCGTGCGCCGGATCGGGAGCTTGACCGCCTGCAGCGATGACCGAACCTGCGAGTCCTGCCGCCGCATCCGGTCGTACACCTCGACGCTATTCGGCCACCGCAGCTCGGGAGTCTCCTCGTCGTCGTCCGGCCACCACTGCGTGCCGGCGGACGAGACGACCAGGCCCTTCTCAACCACGGGTGCGCCGGAAGCTACCACGAGTGCCCCCTTCGGGAGATTTCAGAACCTCATGCGGTCGAGTTCATGGACGGTGCTGCTGTCGGAGGCGACCACCGGGGCCGCAGCCTTCGTGACCGGGGCCGTCCGCAGCTGCCACAGCCAGTACGCGCCCTGCGCGCCGACCAGAGGCACCGGGTCGGTACCGCGGGCCCGGCGACGGTCGAGGACCTTCGCGCCTGATTCGGTTGGCTTGAGCTTCGACTTCGACGCCGGATCGGTCAGCTGCTTCTGGGACGTGTGCCGGATCCGGCACTCCTTGACCGCGTCGTAGAACAACCCCCACGACATGCCCACATCGGCCGGCTTCCATGGCACGACGCGGATGCCGGCGCGCTTCAACGCGGGCACCAGGCCGGCCTCCGGGGCCGCTCCGCCCATCTGCACGGCAACCTGCCAGCGCCGGCGGTGCGGCATCTTCGGATCCGTGAACCACTTCGCGAGCCCTGAGGTCCCCTCGAGGGTTGCGGCGACCTCGAGCTGAGGCAGACCATCCGCACGGGTCCCGCACACGGTCACGTATGTCCAGGCGCGGTCCTCTGAGACCGTCACGCACGCCGTCGTACGGCGATCGCGGGACAGCTTCTCGGACTCGAGCAGCACGCCCCGCACATCCCGGACAGCCGCGCATTTCGCGAACGCGTTCACAGGGAAAGGACCGGTCAACGCATCATCCGCCCACTGGCACAACACCTCGGTCCGAAACTCCCACTCCTTGTCGGTCAGCGCCGCCGACAGGATGGACTGGGGCGAGATCATGTACCCCATCGACGGGTTCGCCTGAGCCCACGCCCGTGGATCCACAACCTCGCACTCCGGCGCCGCGGACCACTCGAACAGGCCCAGATCGTCAGCCGAGTCCTCGAGCTCCTTCAGCTCGTCGGACCAGGCGTCGAAGTCCTCGAGCTCCAGCTCGGCGACAATTCGCGCGAAATCCTCACGCGACGGCATCTCGTTCGACGCCGGGTCTCGTGCGCAGATCCCGTCCGGGTCGCCCAGCCGCTCGTGGGCCTTCTTGCGCAAGAACCGCAACACCGCCGACGTGATGTCGCCGGCGTTCGACATCGCCCATGTCTGGCCGTTTGGCCGGCCCATGAGCGTTTTCGTGATCGCCGACCAGGCTTCCCACGTCTGATGCTCACGCAGCTCGTCCAGCAACGTCAGATCGCCCGCGAACCCACGCCCGGCCCGCCGGTTCGCCGCCTTCACCTTGTAGCGGCGCTGATGCCGGTTCGCGCGGGTCAGGACCAGCGCCATCTTCCCGTTCGTGCGGACCGTGTGGTGATGCTCAGCCTTCAGATCCGGCCGTACCGGGAGCTCGGTGTCGTCGTCCATCTCCTCGACGAACGACACGGCCTGCTCCCAGACCTCCTCGGCCGTGTCCAGGTCCTGCGCGGTGCCCAGCACCGTCGTGACCTTCAGCACGAACAGGAAGAACAACGCGAGCACGATCGAGACCGTCGACTTGCCGTTCTGGCGAGCCACCAGCACCAACACCGTACGGAACCGGAACCGGCCATTCGGCAGCAGCTCCAACGCGTGGATCAGCAACCACTCCTGCCACGGAAACAACACCAGCAGCAGCACATCCGTCGAGAACTTGACCGCCGCGAACCCCAACGACGTCTCCGGCGTGAGCTCACGAAGAGGCGGCGTGAAGATCCGAGGCTCGGTCGAGCCGAGCAACCTACCCCGTGGCTTGAGCGGCGAGGGTGAGGACGGCGCCAAGACTGCCACCACGAACGCCACCACCCATCTCAGACTCGATCGGCGTCCCCGACGCCACCGCACGCGCCGCTGGCGTCAGGCCCAGCGCCTCCGCATACTTCAGGTACGTCGGGATGCTCACGTTGTCGAACGCCTTCCGCGGCCGCCGCTCACCCTCATCGAGAGGCTCGTCGGGGGTATCCATGCGGTCGATCGTGGCCGCGAGCCGCAGCAACACCGCCACAGAACCCGCATCCGGGCCCGACAACACCGTCAGAGCGGCAGCCTTCAACGCCACCCGAGTCGCCCTCAGCACCGGACCCACGACGACCTCCTGACGCTCACGGACCCCCTTGAACGGGCCGGGGTGTTCGATTATTCGCCTCGCGTGGCGTCTGGGGGGTATACCCCCCCCTGCGGGCGCCCTGGGGGATGCCTGGGGTGTATACCCCCCCCTCGAAAGTTCCGGGGGGAGAGAAACAGGGACAACTGCAGTTGGCCCTGTTTTGGGGCGTTGGATTTTTTGATCTTTTGTTCGATTATTATTTGGATTCGCCTCCGACAAGGGACGATGCGTGTCACTGTGACGACACAATCGAACAACTCTTAAGGCTCACATGGGTGTAGTTCTGAACCCGCCGCTCCTGGGCCCCGACCTTCCATACCCCCAGGGGGTAGGGCGCTCCCGCCTGGGATACCCCCCCTATGTATCGTACGCCAGGTGTTCGATTATCACTGGCCAGTCGGGGCGGGGACTTGGGGTTCACCCGCTCCGACCAGCTGGCCCCTCCCGCCTAGCGCTCGGGAGGGACGACCGTGGGCGTCTACCAGTCGACTGACGCCTCGGGTTCGACCACGTCGATGCTGGTCCCTGCCTCGCTGTTGCACGCCCTGTGTGCCGCGCCCCTGATGTTGCTGGCGGTCTCGGCGAGGTGCGGGTAGAGGGCGACGGGTAGCCAGTGGGCGACGGTGAACGCGCAGCTGTGGTTGTGCGGCAGGGTGTAGTCGATGGGTTGCTGGCAGTAGCAGCATCCTTCGCGTTTGGCGCGTTGGGTGGCTGCGAGTTTGCGCCAGCGTCGGGTGGATCGGCCGGCGTGCTTGGCGATGCGGTGTGTGGTCACGTCATCGCCTGAAGGTCAGGTTGGTTGCTTCTTGCGTAGGTACTTGATGAGCGCCGCGATGATGAGCACGAGTACCGCGAGCGGGACGAGGATGGCCAGCAGGATCAGGATCAGCATGACGATCGGCGGGAGTCCGACGATGAGTGGGAGCATGATCCTCTACCTGATCTTGGGCGCATCTAACGCCGCTGTGATGGTAGACCCGATCGGCGCTCATGGTCGAACTCTCTCGGCTGGCGGCGTGTCGCGCACGATGCGCACCTGGTCGAGGTCGTACAGCAGAACCCCTGAGGCGGTGGTGGCGATGGCATGGACCCAGCCGACCTGCTTCCAGTACCGCACGGTCGACCGGGGCACGTCGAGCAGCTGAGCGATCTCCTCGTCTCGCAGGTACTGCGCATCTCCCAGCGCCTTCAAGTCTTCCGCGATGATGTACTCGCGCTTGCAGCCTGGGCATGAGTACCAGGACCCGTTGTCCATCGCGTCCAGCAGCGTCCCACACCAGAGCTCGCGGCACCTGGGCTTGAACTCCTTGGCGATCCCGAGGGCGGCTTCGATCTCGGCGCGGAGTGCGTGCATGTCTTGGGCGAGCTCGGTGACCCACTGCTGCCCGATGAGCCATGGCGTCAGCTGCTGGATCGAGTGGCAGACCTGGTCGAGGTTCATCCATCCGTCGATCGGTGGGACGGTCTCGCCGGCGTCGGTCATCTCTTCGACGGCCATGCGCAGCCATAGTCCGATGCGTGGAATGACGCCATAGCGGTCGAGTACGTCGTGTCCTCTCGGGTCGGTCTCTTGGTATTCGTCGGCGTCTTTCTTCTCGGTATCCAACAACGTGACGACTTCGATGGATAGGGGCGGCTTTGATGCTGGGGGTTTGCGTGCGCCGTTGGTGGGGTCTTTGATTCCGGTCTTGACGGCGGGAAGGTCGGCGAACAACGTGGGAATGGCGGCGAGGTCGTCGTGGAATCGTTCGACGGCCTTGCTATCGAGCCAGGTGGTCATCGGGTGCTCCTCGTCGTGGTCGCGGTGGCGCCCGTCTGTACGTGGTCGGCTCTCCTAGGCTGGATCCTCATAGTTGGTCCTAGTTCTTCCTTCCTCCTCTTGTTCCTCAGGGGGACGTTCTCGGCCCCCCTTGTGGACACTCTCGGCCCCCCTATCCACTTGGGCTCTGGACATTCTCGGCCCCCCTGGGTTGGACGTTCTCGGCCCCCTTGGGTGTCGACGCGCGGGTCCTCGGAGGTGGCCTGGCGGTCACGCTGCAGCATGGTCATCGTGGTCCTCTCACGCGCCTGGGAGTTCGTCTTGGCGGTCTCGTAGCGGGTCAACGAGCAATTCATAAACAGAGTTCTTTCCCTGATGTCCGCGATAGATCTGACGAATAGCACCGGCGTCGATAAGGGTCGAGAGATGGCGACGGATGCGCCTCTCTACCGAGTCCCAGCGAGGGTCATTCTCGTCAACTCCGGCATATGCGAGAACGAGTTCTGCGCGGCTCGCGAAATACGTCCCGGCCGGCGTTTTACCCTTGGGCGCGTCGAGGACCTTGGACGCCATGATTGACAGCACCATCCGCGGCGCCGGATCGAGGTGCGCCCACCAGGGGCCGTTGGCGTACTGCACGAGACGGATCCCCATCAGTCCTGGTTCCCCCTTGCGATGTTGCACGGGGCGCACGCAACGCGGAGGTTCTCTATGGTGTCCGCGCCGCCCTTCGACCACGGCACGATGTGATCGAGCGTCAGCTGATCGGTGGCGTACGTCGGGAGTACTCGGACGGTAGCGTCGCAGATCTGGCACACGAGGCCGTCACGCTCGATGACGAGCGCGCGGAGAGGCGCCGGGATCGGATTGCGTCGCGGACGTCCGGGAGGCTGTGGCGTTCCCCATGGGGTCTTGAACACGAGGTCCGAGAGACCGCCTCTGTCGTCGAGCCATCCACCCTGGACGAGCAGATCTATGTGCTTGAAGATGATCGCCTCCGGGAACCCGCAGACGTGCACGTCGTCGGGTGAGAAGGCGAGAGTGAACGCGACGAGGCGAGTACTCGGCGACAGCTTCGTCAAGGCGAGGATGTGGAGCCAGTCGATCGGGAGGTATCCGCTCATCAGACGCCGTTCTTCGAGCGTCGCGGGCAGTCGGGGTTGTGGCCCCATTCGGCGACGATCCACAGGCACTCGGTGCAGCGTCCGGGCTCTCCCTCGAGGGTGCGCCACAGGTACCGGGAGCACAGCACGACGCCGGACCAGCTGTTGATCATGTTGAAGCGGTAGCCGACCGCGTGGGCGCTGCGGCGGGCAGTGTCGGCGCGGGAGAGGGTCACGAGATCACCTCGAGCGGAGGCGCATAGTTCTCGAGCGCGGTCGTCACGGACCCTGAGCCTGGGAACAGGTCGGTCACGACGTCGCCCTCCTGGTAGCCGAGCGCCTCGAGGACCCAGCGAGTCCACTCGGCCGGCTTCGCGCCGGCGAACCCGATCCGCGGTGATGCGCAAATAAGTACGTCAGAGACTGCTACGAGGCCTGCGGCTCGGCCGCGGCGCTCCTGTGGCGGGTAGAGGATGACGGCTTCCCAGGTCGGGCGGATGCGATGCCCCGACGGCGGGTTGTTCGGTTTCACCCACGTGAGCAACCGCGCGGAGACCGGAAGCGCGCCATACGTTGCGAGCCCGTCCGGGGTTGTGGCGATCGCCCAGCCGTCGTACTCGTCGAGCAGCTGGCGCATGAGCGCACGGTGTCGTTCGGGGGCATCCCACTCGCCGGCGGCGGGATGGAAGTCGGCAGGCTTCTCGTCGCTGCACCTGGTGCCGTCGCCGTAGTAGCGCCGCGCGCGGGATCGGGTTGTCAGACGCCCACCCTCGACGTCGAAGCGTTCCGCGACGGCAGGCGGGTATGGCGGGTCAGCGATCGCGAGTTTCACGAGGCCCGCCTCCGTAGCTCAACCTTCAGCTGCGGGTCACGGATGGCGCCGATGACGGCGATCAGGTTGCGCGCCCCAACCCGTGACGGGAGTTCCGTCACGCTGCACCCGATCTCCAGTAGCTCGACGACCTGCTCGTGAATGCTCAGCGGCCGTACAGCGAGCATCCCCTCAGGGGTCGCGTCGGGGTCGTCGATCGTGTCGTCGTCCCAGGCGAGCGGAGGCGCCCAGCGGTGTGCGGCCGCGTAGTTTTTCGCGCGACTTACCGCCACCCGCTCGTGGTGCGTGGCACCGATGCGCGGCGTGTCCCATAGCTCGTCGTACAAGGCCACCACGCGGCGCCTGGTGGCTTCCAGGATCATCGCGGCCTGGAGCATCGTGTGCATGTTGGACGGGGTCTTGTCGAGGCGCCTGCCGAGCTCAGAGACGGACCAGCCGAGGGTTACGAGCGCCTGGAGGCGTCGTCGCGTCCCGGTGCTGTCGATGGGCGTGTGAGGGGCGTGCATGAGACGTACAGCCAGGAGCCGCGCGGCCGCGTCAGTGTTGATCCTGATCGCCGGGGGCCGGTAGTCGACGTGGCTCGGGTCGGAGGGGTAGCGCCCGTACAGGAGGTTGCTGACGGTCGACGGTGCGACGCCGCCGGCGGAGGCGACATACTTCCAGCCCATACCCTGCCGGCCGAGCTCGAGGACGTGCTGACGTATCTGCTCGGCGGCGGCCTGCTTGGAGCGTCCGTAGAGGTGCTGGCGTGACCGCACCCGCTCGGCGTCACGGTTGGCTGTCCGGCAGGGGTCGCAGCGGCACTTGTCGAGGATGTACGCGGTGCGGGTGCCGTGTTGGTGCCCGGCGGGGTGCGGGCAGGTCGTGCGGGTCCCTGACGGGCGCTGTGGGGCGACTGGGAGTGTTCCGGCGCGGTAGAGGGTCTGGTAGCACGGGCGGCAGAGGTCGACGCGCGCAAGGATACCCGTTCGGCCGCATCGCATGCAGGTTCCGGTCACACTGCACCGCTGAACTCGACGAGGATGACGACCAGGGCGACCACGAACAGGACGACGATCCAGACGCCGACGCGCGGGTCATGGCCGTTCATCGGGTCACCGCCTTGAGGGCGTTGAGGCTCGCGTCCCAACCAGCGGGAGGTAGGGGTACCCAGTCCGGTGTGTGTGTGAACACCTCAGTGAGGCTCTTGCCATCGGCGACGTAGTAGTCGTGCCATCCACCCGCGACGGACAGTCGATAGTTGACCTTGCCGTCATCCCAGACGGACAGCGCCCAGGTGACGGATCTGATGACCGTTCCGAGGTAGCGAGGTCGCTTGGGCGCGGTCTTGATCGTGAACTCGAGCGACAGCAGCTCGACCGGGCCGTTCACGGCTGCACCTCGTCATCGTCGGTGCTTCCGGTCGCGCAGGGCTTGCAGAGGTACACGGTCGGTTCGCCGAGCATGTCGTCGCCGAACCCTCGGACGATGGTGGTCTGGCCGCACCCTTCGCACTGCGAACCACCGACTCCCGATGGCCAGTCCTGCGTCTCGTCGAGGATGATCGGACCGGCGTTGTAGCCCCGTGCGAGCAGCGCTGCCGTCTCACGCCAGATCTTGCGCGACTGTGCGCTCATGTCTGGAGTGGACGAGACTCCTCCGTCGCAGGCGATGATCCACGGATTGTGGGTGACATCCGCCTGAATAACATTCGGCCCGATGTCACTCGGCGCGTTCGCGTCGCGGGGGTGATCGGGGTCGCTCACTCCGCCGGCGGGCTCATACGGACCCTGCTCCTCGTCGATCTGCGCCAGCTCGACGCGTGCCCACATGCGGAGCCTGCCGGCGAGCGCGACCAGGTGCGGGAGCTTCGCATGTTCCTCGAGGAACGTCGCGAGCACGATCGCCTCGCCGGGTGTGAGCGGGAAGTCGGTCATGACGCCTCCGGCCATGGCACGAGCGGCGCATCGCTACGCAGGTAGAGCGGGTGCCGCGGCGCTCCCGAGTTCGTCGTACCGAGGCAGGACAGGAGGCCCATGGCGCGAACGCCGCGGATCAGGGCGAGGACTTCCTCCACGCGCTTCGGTCGGGCGAGCGCGCCCCATGCGGCGACGATCGGCGAGCTGAAGTAAGCCGCGTGCAAGGCGGCTTGCTTCACTGCGAGGTCGTTCTCCGGCCCGATCGGATCGTCGGCTGTCCACAGGTCCGCCGGCGAGGTTGCCCGCAAGCCATACAGGTTGACCACCGTCAACCGGGAGAAGCCGAGCCGAGCAGTGAACCCCTTGACTCGTCGGATCGTCGGATCGTCGAGCTCCTCGTCAGCCGTCGACGGGTTCAGCATGATCCAGTACAGATTCCAGTCTCCGCTGATGCGTTCGGGTTCAAGGTCCCGAGTGAGCTGGTAGCGGTAGGTGCTCATGACCGACCCCCGTGGTTCGCGGTGTGCACGCGGCCAGAGTTGGCGGCCTGCTGCGCGATGTCGTGCGACTCGGTCCAGGAGCAGTCGAGGCAGGTGACGACCCAAGACGGGGAGACAAGTCGGTACCGGACGATGCGGATCCGGAGGCAGACGTAGGGCGCGCGACCTCGCGGCGTGAGGCAGGTGTGGGTTGGATCTTCCTCAGGGCGCCAACGGGTGGTGAGTAGGTCCTTCTCCCACTGGAGCAGGCCTTGAGTGGTGGTGAGCGGTTGAGTCATGGCAGGGTCTTTCTCGGGGCGCCGACGGGGAGGTAAGTAAGTAAGAGCGGGCTTACTTACCCGAGCGGGTCGTCCTCCCTGTCGTCTTCGCCGAAGTCGCCGTCCTCGTCAAACTCCTCGTCTACGACGACAGGAGCCCCGTAGACGTGCCCGAGCTCGAAGTCGGATGGGACGTAACCGCACGCCTGCAGCGCGTCGTACGCCCCGACGTGGGCCCCGCTGACGTCCTTGCCGATGGTCAGGTGCAGCCACAGCACCAGGACGGCGCCGGGAGTCTTTCCGGCTTGCCATGCCTGCGCCTTCTTGGAGCACTTCCCCCGGTCCCATGAGGCCATTCCCTCGAGGCCGAGCCAGGTGCCGACGTTCGAGTACTGCAGGTGGCTGACCAGGGCCAGGGAGGCGACGCCGGCGAGGATTGCCGTCGTCTCCTTCGCGGTCGGCTTGGCGCGGCCGGTGAACTCCTTCACCCACTGGTCACGAACGGCGTACGCGGCGGCCTGCTCGGCGCGGAGGGCATCGCGAGCATCGAGGTCGGCCTTCCAACGGGCCTCTTCAGCTTCGCGAGCGGCGGCGGCTCCGGCCTTCTCCTCGTCGGTCCGAGCCATAGGCACGAACACGCTGACTGTGTCCGACCACCCGGAACGCTCGTAGGTCGACCCTTCCGGCACATCGAGCGCGTCAGCCTCCTCGACCGTCGCGGCCTGACCGCTGTACTTCCGATCGATGCCGTCGGAGCCAGGTCCGCGGACATGCTCGACAGCACCACGTGCCACCAGGGCATCCACGATCGGCTGCTGAGCCCGCTCATGCTTCCTGCGGTCCTTCGCCGCCTGCACCTTCACGGCGAAGTTCACCGTCCCCAGGAACTCCGCGAGCTCGACCTGCAGCGTCTCGTCGTCGGCGAACCCTTCGAGCGTGACCGCGTCGACGAGCGACCCTTGGCCCTCGTGGATCCGGATCCGTGCGACCTCCGGGAGTGTCAGCAGCTGGAGACGGCTCTTGATCGTCTTCGACCCGATGCCGATCGCCTTCGAGATCCCGGCCTCGGTCACGCCGAGGTTCAGCAGGCCTTGGAACCCTTCGCCCTCCTCGATCGGCGTCAGGTCGGTCCGCTGCAGGTTCTCGACAAGCATCAGCTCCAGCTGCTGGGCCTCATCAAGGGTGCGGTCGATCGAGACCGGGACCTGGTCGAGCTTCGCGATCTTCGCGGCCGCCAACCTGCGGTGCCCGATGACGACGGTGTAGCGGGTGGCGTGACGGATCGTGCCGTCCTCGTCGACGGTGTCGCTGGTGCCGTTCGGGACGAGGAGCAGGTTCTGCCGGATGCCCTGCGCCTTGATCGACTTGACCAGGTCGCCGAGGTCGCCGAGGTCGTGGCGTGGGTTCAGCGGGTGCGGGTCGATGCGGTCGACGTTGATCATCTGAATGGGGTCGATGCGGTTCGTGGTGGACATGGCGGGTTACTCCTGGTTTGGGTTGACGCTGATCAGTGCGAGGTTGCGGTCGATCGCTTCGATCCACGCGACCAACACGGCGGCTGCCTGTACGAGCTCGGCGCGCAGGCGGCTCGGATCGCACTCCGCGAAGGCCTCCGCGACCTCCTCAAGGGCGATGTCGAGCCACGTTCCGGTGTGGTCGACGTCGAAGTGCTCCTGGCAACGTTCGGTCGCGAGCTCGGCGACCTCTTTGGCGTCCTGGCAGTTGCCGAGGCTGTCGGTCCAGTAGACGTCGGGCCCGGTGCCGTCGGGGTGGTTCCGCTCCCCCCACTTCAGGTTCTGCTGGGCGCGTTCGACTTCGACGTCGTGCAGTGCGAGGTGCGTTCCGTACGGAAGCATGGGCATGGTGGTCTCCTAGATGAGTCGGTTGGCTGCGACGTCGGACAGCCGGATCACAACGCCAGGGACGTCCAAGACGTCTTCGGGGATCGGGCACCACGCCGCCATGTCGGGGTAGGTCTTCCAGATCAGGCCGCCGAGGGCCTGCCCGTCGTCGTTCCACACGCCGCCCTCGGTCAGGCCGTCGTAGATCGCGCGGACGTACTTGTCGACGTCGGGATACACGGACGGCCAGTCACGGGTGACGGACGGCGGCCGGGCGATGGTGAACGTCAGGTCGACGCGTACCGGGTCGTGGACGACGTACTGGCCGTACCTCGCGGCGGCGATCCGGGCCGCCGCCGCGACCTTCTTGCGCCACGGGTACAGGTCGTCCTTGTTGGCTGGCTGGACGTTGTGCGCGGCGACCTGCTTGCCCTTCTTGTTCGTCCGCATCCCCGCGCCCACACAGGTGTAACTGCCCTGCGGGACGGCAACGCCCTTCACCTTGAGAGTGACGAACCTGCCCGGGTGCATGACCAGGTAGAGCCGCTCGGCCTCAGCGAGCAGAGCCGCGAACGTGTCGAGGCGGTAGGCGGTGCAGCCAGGCTGCGCGATCTCCGCTTCGTACTCGGCTCTGATCGCCTTGAGGTCGAGGGACATGGTCAGTCGGCCAACCCTCGGAGGACGGCCAGCGCGCGGCAGAGCGGGCAGCCCGGCTCGCCCTGGCACGTCGGGGTGTGGCCGGTGTAGGCGTACTCCGGGATCCGGTTGAGCTCGAAGATGGCGCGCTCGATCGCGGCGACCATGGCCGCGATGTCCTCAGGCGCGTGCGCGATGAACTCGGCGTTCTGCGACGACGTAGGGCCATCGCCCGTCACGGCGGGGATGATGACGCCGGGCTGATCGGTTGCCCAGATGACGTGGAGTATGTTCTTCGCGGGCGAGTCGGGAACGATCAGGCACGCCTTGAGCCACTCCAGCGACGTCTCTTCGGTGTCGGCCGTACGGGACGCCTCCCAGCGCCCAGGAGTCACATGCGCCAGTCGCGCCTTGACCGCGTCGAGGTCGAAGCCGGCCATCAGAACGGCACATCCTCGGTCGGCTGCACGACCCGCACGCGGCCTTCGATGTAGGTGGCCTGCATCTCGAGGTCAGTCGCCACCGTGGCGGCGAGACTGAGCCACTTGACCAGCAGATCCTCCGGGATGGCCACGACGCACTCCTGCCACTTCAAGACCCAGAAGCAGTCGTGCCTGTCGCCGACGGTCTCGCCGACGGCGCGGCACTTCTCGGCCTCCTCGTGAAGACGGTCGGCCTCCGCGAGTGCCGCGCGAGGGGTGATGTGGTCGAGTTTCAGGGCGGCCATCAGTTGCACCCGTTGATGAAGTCACGCACGTCCTTGACTGTGCTGAGGTGCCCGGTGAACGCGAGCATGGTCCCGAGTTCGAGTGCGGCGTGATCGTGAGTCTCGGGGTGCTTCCGGAGGTCGGAGACGAACGAACTCCACGCGTTCACGGCGTCGCCCTGGTCGACGTAGGCCAGGGCGCGTTCCTTGCACCATGCGAGGTGCTCGGCGCGGGTGTCGGCCATCACTCAGCCTCGTCTTCGGAAAAGATCGGCTGAACAGGAGCGAGGTGAGCCCGCTTGAGCTTGGTCGCCCGGTTCGGGTCGTCGTCGGGCCCGGTCGCGTACACCTCGGCTTCCTCATCCTCGGAGCCGTCGACGCCGGGTAGCGGCTCGCCGCCCTCACGGTCGGTGCCGAGCTTGGTCATCAGCTTGACCAGGTCAGGGTTGGCGTCCTCGAGCCAGCCGACGGGCTCGATGTGGCGGAGGCGGACGATGGCCATCTCGGAGCCGTCCTCGGTCTTGATCTTGATCGTGGGCACGTCGAAGACGACGAGGGCGAACAGGCGTGCGTCCTTGCCCTTGTCGACGAGCTGGTCATTCCAGCCGAGCAGGCCGTTGTGCTTCTCGTCGTTCGGGAGCTGGCCTGAGAGTGCGATGGAGTTGGGCATGGTGCCACGGGTCCTTTCGTTGGGTTGGGTGTTACGAACCTGGGGTGAGTTCGAGGAGCGGACGTATCGCGCCGCCCTCGTACATCTGGGTGATGCCGGGGATCGTCTCCTCGGCGACCGTGCGGCCGTTCGGCAGGATGATGTGCGCGAGGAACTCCTCCTCGAAGTCGGAGATCCCGGCCTCGACCGCTTCGAGCTTCGCTTTGATGACCAGCGCGAGAGCACGCCACCGCTGCCGTACGGCCTGGTCGTAGGCCTTCTCGGCTTCGAGCGGGCTGCGCTCGACCCCCCTCGCCGTCGTGTGGGTGAACTTGCGTGAGCGCTGGTCAGGCAGCGGCAGCATGAAGCGGAACTGGCGAGAGCGAGCGGAGAACGCGACCATCGCGCCGCCCTCGCTCCAGCCGGTCATGAACTGGTTCGCGCCGTAGCGCGTGAGGGTGCGCTCGATCTCTTCGCGTGACGACTTCCAGCTGACGCTGGTCTTCGCTGCGTACGTGGGACTCATGACGATCCTTCGAGTTGCGTGATTTCGGCCCTCAGATGAGGGACGGAAGTAGGAGCCGGGCCCGGGCGCCACCGCTCTGGGGACGGTGCTTCCCCGCGTCGACGGGCCCGGCGGTCTCAGTCGGTCTCGGGCTCGATGACGCCAGCCAGGTACTCGGCCAGACGATCCGCCTCGGGAGCGGTCATGTCGGTGGAATGTGTCAGGTCGTGGCCTGCGATCCGCCGTGCTTCGGCGAGCATTTCTGCCTTGGTGAGACCAGCCGCCGTCATGAGCGCACCCAGGCGCGCGAGCTGGTCCGGGCTGACGGGCCCCGGCTCCTCGGCGACCTCGATCGCGTCGTCGTCGTTGATCTGGTTCCGGGCATCGATCGGGTCGCCGATCAGCTCGAGGTGCTCGATGATCACGTGCGCGTCCCACTTCGACAGATGGTTCGTCGAATCGACCTCGTGGCCGACGATCTTGGTCATGTACTGGAGCCGTTCGTCCCGGTCGGTGATCTCCAGGCCGGTGAACATCGCGAGGATCTTGCCGCGCTGCGTTGTCGTGAGCTTGCTGCCGTCATGTACCGGTTCGGACGCGTCAGGGGCGGCCTCGTCGCGGATCTCCTGCAGCTCGGCCTTCAGGTCACGGATCTCGGTCTGCTTCTCCTCGACCGGATCGGGCTCCTGTGTCGGACGCCGGCGCGTGAGGGTACGACGCTGCGCCGGTGCGGGCTCGGTGACCTCACCCGTCTCGGCGTCGATGACCTCCGCGTCCTGGACGACCTCCTGCGCGTCGACGGGCGCTTGAGCCGGGCGACTGTAGGCCAACGTCCGGCGCGGCTCCTGCGGGGCCTGTACGACCTGCACAGTCGACGAGTCGTCGAACCCGTCCGCGATCTCCTCCGACGAATAGCCGCCGGCCAATCCGAGCAGCGCGTCCGCTGCGATCAGCCGAGCAAGCTCCGACGTGCATCGGGCAACCAGCATCGCCGCCGGCCAGTTGGTCCACTGGGGTTTCTTGGGGTTGTTCACGAGGTTGGCGAGCTTGGCGCGGTCGATCGTCCATAGGACGGTTTGCCACTCTTCCGAACCCGCCCGGCGGCCTTTCATCTTGCACTTGGTATCGGACGACTCGACGAGCACGATCTCGTGGCCGCGGGCCTGTACGACGGCGCGGAGCGTGATCGCCCGAGCAGCGGCCCGGCCCTCGATCACATCGAACGCGCCCAACGCTGCGAGCGGAGACAACCCGATCTCGGATCCGGCCATCATCGCGGCCGCCGCCTCGCCCGGCCGCCCACGGAACGCGGTCGGGCAGAACGATGTCTGCACGAGCCGTTCGGCGAGCGCGAACGCAGCCTCAGACTCTTGGAACGCGTCAACCAACCGGACCACGGAAGACGGGATCGTGGGGACGGCGGCCTGCGGCGGCTGCCACTGCTGGATGGTCATGAGTTCTCCTGGTTGGTGTCGATGTCTTCGTTGAAAAGGGGGCCTTCGTCGGCGCGGGCCTTGGCGATCGCCGCGCGCACGACATGGCCGAATGCCTCCTGCGCTTCAGCGGTCATCTCCTGACCGCCGTGGACGCGGATGGCGACCGGCTTGCCGTCGACCTCAACCTGTACAGGTCGGCACGTGTCGGGCTCGATGTAGTCGGGATCTTCGTCGGCGGCGAGATCCTCGAGCGCCTTGTCGTATGCGTCGGCGACCAGATCCCAGACCTCGTCGGCGCCGCGCGAGTGGGACGAGTTGCCGAGCATCTGACGAGCGTGGGCGCGTGCGGCGGCGGAGTACTCGCGGCTCATGAGACCGACACCTCGTCGCCGGACTGGATCATCAGACCGACATGACCAGACCCGGGCTTCTTCCAGTCACCACGGCCGGCCTTGACGACGTCGTACGTGCGCCGAATCTGCACGAACTCCTGATAGACCGCGTCGCTGTACGCCATGGGTGCCACGTCGTACCCGTCGGCGCGGATATGCACACCGAACGAGGACGTGATCCCTGTCGGCATCGGAGTCTCGTCACTGCCCAGTCCGCTGAACTCGGCGTGCCCATAGGCGGCGAACTGCCACGCGTACTCCGGGTACAGGGCCTTGCCGGACTTCCAATCGAACACGCCCCGGCCCGCGGCCTTGGTGACCGGATGCACATAGTCGGCGACCAGGTCGAGCGTGCCCGCCCACCAGTCCGTCCGGGACGCACACGGGGCCTCGATCAGCAGCGGGCTGATCTGCCAGTCGTCGAGGAACGCGATCGCGTTCTCCAGGACCGGGACGAGCGCGGGCAGTATGTCGTCGATGTCGAGCTCGGTCCCGTTGAGCAGCTGCTCGGCGTAGTCGTGAATGTCAGTGCCACGGTCGGCGGCCTTGTCGCGGGCCTGCCACGGGACTTCCTTCAGCGTGTTGACGAGGGCGTTGCGGCCGGAGTCACGCAGGACCTCGATCGTGTCGGGATGGTCAGCGACATACTCGGCGACCATCTTCGCCGACCACTTGATCAGGGCCGGCTTGTCGAGAACGCCGAGGATCGTCGTCACGCCGGGGACGGCCTTACCGTCGAGACGGTACGAGTGGTTGCTGGGCGTGAAAATGAGCCCCTTCTTGGCGGCGATCGGTGCGCGGGCCATCACTCGGCCGCCTTCACGACGGTGAGGTAGTTCTCGTACAGGCCGGGGTGAGCGGCTTCGAGGACGTCGAGGACCTCGATGAACAGGCGCGCCGAGACGGTGATGGTCGGTCGGCCAGCGCCATGGCGGGCTTCGGTGATCCGCTTGGGCGTCGGGCCGAAACCACGGCCAGTGGGGCTCACGAGGCCAACCACGGCAGCCGCGACGAGCTGGTCAGGGGTGAAAGTGGGACCCGTTTTGTCGGTCTCTTGGACGGCCATCATGGGAGTTCTCCGATCGTGTTCTTGAGCCACCTGCTGGTGGCGATGATGAGCAGGGCCACGACGGTGGCTAGGAGGATCACGCGGCGCTTCATGTCCGCTCCTGGTGAGCCAGGGGCCTGAGGCCGAGCGGCTTGCGGTCCTGGTCGGGGCAGTCACACGAGCCGTCAAGCGACTTCTCCAGGTGACACGTCGGACAGACGGGGCCGTGCGGGATCTCGGGCGGGCAGGTGACGTGAGCCCAGCCCGGAGTGATGCCGCCAACGGGAGCGGCAATATTCTCGATGTCCGTGCCGACGTGGATCTTCTGGCCGCACTCAGGGCAGTGGCTGCCGAACTGGGCCTTCATCACTCGCCCCCGTTGACGCGGTCAACCCAGGCCAGGAAGGACGCCCAGCCCACGACGATCACAGTGAGGACGACGATGACGCCGAGCGCGATCAGCAGGCCGGTCATTGCGGCAGCCCCCCGAAAAACCAGCCCATGAGGGCACCGAACACGGTGACGGCCGCGATGAACGCGATCAGAACCCAGGTCTGGGGCTTGACTGTGCGCAGCATCACGCACCGCCGGCCATGAGGAACGCGAGCACGTACAGGACGGCGACCAGGACGGCAGCGCCCATGAACCAGACGGTCCAGTTGTGAGCCGGGGCTTCGCGGTCTACGGGGTGAGCCGGGGACAGGCGATGGCCGGACGTGACGCTGCTCATTTCCCCACCCCCTCACGTGCGAGGTAGGCGCGGAGCGTGGCGTTCGGGTCGGGCTGCTCCATCTGGTCGGCGATCCGGCGCACGTCGGTCGCGACCGACAGCAGGGCGGCAGTCGTGAGGTACGTCGGGGTATCAAGTTCGGCGTGCTCGAGGGTCTCCATCGCCTCGGCGAGGTAGTCGCGGGCGGTCATTTCCACACGCCAGCCGCGAAGTGCTCGGGCGTGAACATCTCGGCGTCGATGGCTGCGCACATGGCGTCGAGACAGTCGGGCTTCGGCGCGATCACGGTCTGGATCGCGAGGAGGAGCCGCTTGTACGCGTCGCGCAACGTCCGCGCCCGGCGGAGATCCGTTCGGGCCTGGATCCGTTCGGCCTTCGTTTCGCCGTTCGTCGCGACCCAAAGGAACCGGGTGACGTTGCGCCGGGTGTGGGTGAGCTCGTGCCGGATCGGCTTCGCCATCGCGGCCAGTTCGGCCAGATCGATGACGTCGATCGCGGTCATGACCGGGAAGCCGCGCGGCACGCGGCACTGTCGGTGGCGTACGTGCTCGCATTGATCTTCGCGGTCTGCGCGGTGATCTTGTCCGTGTCTGCGCTGAGCGCCTTCGCGTCGTAGCGGGAGATCGCGTCGAGAATGTCGGCGAAGATGAGGGACGTGTCGTGGAAGATCACGACCAGTCCGTCAGCGTCGTCGAGCGCGGCAAGGCATGAGGCCGGAACGCTGGTCTTGGCGACCGTGGCGGTGGTGGTCGCGGTGACCGTCGTGGCCGGGACGGGAGCAGCCTTCGGAGAGCTGCTCATCACCCCGCCCATCGCAAGCATGAGGACCGCGCCGACGACGCCGGCGCCGACCTTGAGCCCGGTGTGCTTCTGGGGGCGCGGCGGGAGGGGTTGGAACACGGGCTGCGGGTTCTGGAACTGGAACGGAACGGTCATGTTAGGCTTCCTTTGTCGGGCGGTCAGGTCTTCGGACCTGGCCGTTCTTGCTTGTTGGAACTAGGCGGCCCGCATGGACTCGGCGATGACCCGCTGGGCGGCCGCTGTGGTGTAGCCGTAGGTGGCGACGTAGGCCGTGCCGCTCATGCCTAAGAGCCGCGCCGCCTCCATTCGGAGCGCGTAGCGATCTGACTTGCATGCAGCGCAGTCCCGCGATCCTCGTGCGATCTGAGCGGGGAGCAGGTTCTTTCCAGCGAGCGGATGACCCTTGGGGCAGTGGGTCTTGCGCCCGTTCTCTGCGACGACGCCATGGCCAGTGACCATGATGTTGTGGCGTTGGGTGACCGTCTGGAGATCCTCGGGGTTGCAGCAAGCCCGGTTGTGGCATCCGTTCGGGCCGTCGTGGTCGATCACCAAGCCCTGCGGGATTGGGCCGCGCTCGCGCATCCAGACGACCCGATGGACGCCGACGTGGATGTTGCCCGAGACAATGACGCACGGGATGTGGATCATCCCGTAGCCGCACGCCTTCGCTCCGGTCCAGATCCAGCAGCCCTCGGTGGTCTTCGTGATGCGAGGAAGAACATGCTTCTCGTACCAACCGGGCAGCGAGAGCGCGCCAAGCGCATGGACATCCGACCTACTCATGCCGCGCCGGCCTTGCCGAACGCACGCTCGATCTCGGAGCGCTGGAAAAGGTAGGCCCCAGTGGAGCCGGGGAGCTTCATCAGCGGGGTGAGTTCACCGTCTGCGATCCGCCGGCCGATGGAGCGGCGAGAGAGTCCGTACTCGTCAGCCACCTGCGCGGTGGTGATGGGGTCGGTAGGTGTTGGCATGGTGCCTATCCTTACGCGTCCGCCTAACATTGCGCAAGTGCCGCGCCCATATCGTGAGAATTTCCTAATCTTGGGCCTTGCGCGAACTAGACGCCTCTGCCTATGCTTGGGCGTATGACAGCACAGCCGAGCGGCCGGACCTACCGGTTCGGTATCCGTGACCGTCTCCGCATCGCCCGTGAACAGGCTGGCTACGACCAAGCCGAGTTCTCTGACGCCACCGGGATCTCACGGGGGACGATCAGCAACTATGAGCGGGGTCTCTACCCGCCCCGACGGCCCGCGCTCCTAGCATGGGCGATGGCCACAGGCTTCGATCGTGGCTGGCTCGAGACGGGCGAGTATGCGAACGATGGCGACCCGGAAACCGGTCTCAAGTCCAACCCTGGTAGGCGACGCACTGATACAGGTGGTTGCTTGCGTCACCTCAGTTTGGTCGCCTGATTCGATGAGCGTCCTCTTATCCGGGCGCGGAACCTTAACGCTGGTAGGACGATCGCAGTCCATGACCCCCTCTGACATCGGCTCCTACGCCGACCACCTCCGCGACATGGGCCGCCCTCGCACGACGATCTACCTGCGCACGTGGCAGTTGCGGCGCTTCGCCGAGCAGCATCACGGCCTGATCCGAGCCGCGACGACCGCCGACCTCGTCACGTACCTCAACTCGGGCGAGTGGGGACCGTCCACGAGGTACAGCGTCCGCGCCACGTTCCGCGACTTCTACCGGCACCTGGTGGCGACGCGCGTCATCCGCCACTCCCCCGCCGAGGCCCTGCCCCCGATCCACTTCACCCATGTGAACCTGCCCGCGGCTCCCGACAAGGCCATCCTGGCGGCCGTCTGCGACGCGCGGACGCAGCTCATGATCGACCTCGGCGCACGGCAGGGCCTCCGACGCTGCGAGATCGCCGCTGTCCACACGCGCGACCTACGCAGCGACGCGGACGGCTGGCTCCTCGTGGTTCACGGCAAGGGCTCACGTGAGCGCACGATCCCGCTCCACCCGGGCATTGCGGCCCGGATCGCCGCCGCGCCCCGTGGATGGCTGTTTCCGGGCCGTGACGGGCATCTGACGCCCTGCCGGGTCGGCGTGCTCATCTCGGCCGCGCTCCCGGACGGATGGTCCCCCCACAGCCTGCGCCGGCGGTTCGCGACCCGCGCCTATGAGGGCGAGCACGACCTGCGCGCGGTGCAGTTGCTCCTCGGTCACGCGTCGCTGATGACGACGCAGGTGTACCTGGATACGGGGTCGGCGTCGATGCGGACCGCGCTGAGGTTCGCGGCATAGGGGAAGATGGATGCCATGACGAGCGCGGGAGCCGAACATATCGATAGCGAAATCCTTGCCCACTTCATCTCTTTGGGTGTCGATGGCGCTGGATCGTACGCGCTCGGCAAGGCGAGCATCCTTAGGCGCTGGATCGAGAGGAAGATGACCGACGTGACGACGATGACCCGGGCCGAGTTCCTGCTGGCCCGCATCGCCGAGCGCGAGGCGGCGGCGCAGGCGGCGGACTGGGCGATGCAGGGGGTCTGGTACACCGAGGCCGACGACAAGGTCGACGAGTACGTCCGGCTCATGTCGCCCCGCGAGGTCCTGGCCGAGTGTGCAGCCAAGCGGGCGATCATCGACGCGTGGCGAGCGGTTGATCCGGAAGAGAGTAACTGGGTCGGAGGCGAGCAGTACGGCCTCGAGCTCGCCATGCAACTCCTCGCCGTGCCGTACGCCGAGCACCCCGACTATCAGGAATGGTGAAGTGATGAACAAGCAGCAGCAGGAGTACGCGGACGCCCTCGACGAGATCGACCGCAAGGTCGCGGCGGGTGAGATGACTAACGGCGAGGCCTTCGTGTCGCGCGAGCAACTAGCGGCCGACATGAAGGGGTTCGCGATCCGACCCGTCGGGCAGAGGGTCCTGATCGTCGTGGCTGTGGTCGTCGTCGCGTTCATCCTCATACGTCTCGCCGTGGCGATCATCGGATCCTGAGAACGCCAAAAACGGCCCCTCCCCCGGGGATGGGGAGGGGCCGTCGTGGGCTCGGCTTGGGGTCCGAGCGAGTGGGTGGGATGGGGGGTCAGGTGATGGACACGAACCCGCAGTCGATCACGGGGGTCAGGCTGCGAGGGCAGCCATCGCTTTCCACGTACCGGGAGTCCCCCCGGTGGTGCACACCCACCCCGGCGTGCCGGCAGCGGCAGGGGCGCTATTCCAGCAGGTGTCCCCGACAGCCCATGTGCCTGTGGTCGGTGCGGCAGTGCCGGTGATCTCGTTCTTCCCGGCGGCGTTCTTGTACGCGTACAGCGTTTCGTTGATCTGCTTGACGACTGGCATCGGCGCGAGCTCGTTGAGCGTGGCCGCCGTGAACGGCGCGGCGATGGTGCATTGCAGGAACCAGGCCGAGCCGCCC